AAAATATCTAAGTTCTTAGTTTACAACAACTTAGGGCTCAAATAAATTTGAGCCCTTTTGTAAGTTTTTGCTAAGTTCTTTAAAATCAAGGAGTTATGGATTTCACATTATTAGAAAATTTAGAGGGATAATTTTCATTAAAGTATCTATGAAATAAGCCCATTCTGTGAGTTTATGGTTTTTCCTTTGCAGAAATATAGTTTTTAATTGCAAATAATTTGTCGAAACTCTAGCTCCTAAATTTAATCCCATTGGGGTGTTAGAGATTATAGACTGAAAAAGCTCTTTTTTAACTATCTGATCTGTTTCAGATTTATATTGCTTAATAATATTATTAAGTATTATAATAATTCTTTCATCAACATAATTATTTACCGAATCTTCTATATTCATATCTAAAATCTTGTGCATTTTAGATTGACTTGAGATAATATCTAAATGGCTATATCTCATTAATTGAATCCAAAAATATTGAGGGGCGTAAATATTAAATGAAACTAAAATTCCTTTTAAAAAATTATCATGCCCGGTACCAGATTTAACCCCAGCTAATTTTTCAGCTCTTCTTAAATCACTTTCGTTCGGGAGCACATTCTCTCTCATTTCAAGCGATTTTGGATAGCCACTTGCTAAAATAGATTCATTAATATTATAGACCTTCACATCAGTTATTTTCATTTATTTTTCTCCTTTTAAGAACATTTACTAAAACCACAACTTTTGCAAGATACACAGCCCTCAACATAAATTAATTGTTCACCACAATCTGGGCAAACTTCTGTGCTAATTGAATTTTTCTTAATATATTTTTTAAGAGTTCTTGCAATACTTTTATGAAAAGCTGTTAGATAATTGCCTTTAAGTAATTGCTCAACAATAAATTGTAAAGGAACAAAATGGCGCATATTCAAACTAATTTGTCGACTTAATGCTTCGACTTCTGGAATGCTATGATTTCCACCAACAACATATTCGGTATTATTTTTATCGATTAAAATATACTCTCCTTTATTTTTCTTTTTTAGAGTAGCATTTTTAATTGTTTTAGGAATAAAAATATCACCTTCAGAATTATAATTTTCACCGGTAAATATCTCATAAGGCTCATTGTTCACAAGTCCAATAATTACATAATATTGTTTTTTATTTACTGTTGTGATATTTACTTCACAATCAATAACACGCGGCCGTTTTGGAGCAGCTCTATCTGTTGTTTCTGAAACTTCATCATTAGTTGTAAGTATTCCATCTCTTGAACCGTCACGATAAACTGTGACTCCAATTATTCCCATTTTATGAGCCTTAATATAAACTTCGGAAACTGCTTCTTTACTAATATCTTTTGGTAAATTAATAGTTTTTGAAATACTTAATGAAGTCCATTTTGCTATATTACCTAAAGCTTTTAAATGGCTCAAAGGTGACAAGTCAGTTGATGTTACAAAAACCGCTTTATCTTTTTTAGATAAATATTTTGATTTTTGACAACTTCCATTATTTTTAGCAACTTCATCCAAAATAGATTCTTTATCTTTTTTATAATTTTTCTCTAAAAATTTTTCAAAAACAGAATCAGTTATATAAACAGTCTCATATTCACCTTCACTTTTCTCGATTTTTCTTTTATAAGCTAATGCATAAACCGGCTCAATTCCTGAGCTGCTATCTGCAATATATGAAATTGTATTATGAGAAACAATGCCATTATCTAATTTATAATGATGAACATCTTCAACTTCAATATCAAAAGTATGTTTAATTGATTTATCAAGTTTAGAAACTTTTGATACTTTATAATCATCAAGATTTATTTTTCCTTTAAATTTTTCCACTATATAACTCCTTTATTTTATTAATTTCATTTATTTTATTGTTTCGCCAATCTTGTTCCCAAATAATCATTAGATCACAATTTAATTTCTTTTTAATTCTTTGGAACATCACTTATCATACTACTTTTCAATAAGTATCTCATCGCCAATTTTGATTTCATCTAATCGTTTCCAATATAGTTCTCCATCAACTCTAACAATTATTTTATGATTTTCAGTAGCATTAATTTCTTGACTATCTTCAGTCTGCAATTTAATAATCGGTTTTTTACCATTTGCATATAATTTTAATATTCTGTGCAAACCATCTGTTGTCTCAACATTTGTTTCAATAATAGGTATAAACCAAGTATTTTCATTAATATTATTTAAATCATCAATTCCATTTAATTTAAAAATATCTTCAATACTCAAAATACCCCTATCAGTTTTAATCTTTGTAGATTTTACAACACACCCTGTCGGCGCGATTGAAGTATGCGAATTATTTCGAATACCAACTCCTGCAATTTGCTTCTTAATTTCTAAATATTCAGGATCATCTTCAAATCGTTTATGAGCATTGAAAAAATGATCTTTGCTAAAGGCATCATAGCTGCCTTTCATAATTGAGAGTTGAATAGATTCTTTCATACTTTCAAAAGTTAAAGTTTTAATCATTTTAATTTGAAATTCCTGTCCTTCTTCAGAATCATACGGAATCTCTAATTTAAACAAAGCATGTGCTAAACCCATAAATCCTAAACCTATTGGCCTAGTCTTTGTGGTTATTTCTTTAATCTTTTCAATAGGAAAATTATTTACATCAATCACTGAATCTAAAAAACGCGTAGCTTTTTTAATTGTAGCGATAAAATCATCCCAATTGAATTTTTTATTCTTAACAAATTTTGATAAATTAATAGAACCTAAATTGCAAGAATTATAAGGAATTGACACATATTCTGCGCAGGGGTTGCTCAATACCGAATCATTTAAGTTAGTAACGGCACATTGGCGAGTTGCAATATCTGAATTAAAAATGGCAGGCTCGGCGCTGAGCCAAGCAGATTCAATAATTGAATCCCATAGATTTCCATAAGTATAAGTTTTACCATCATAAATTAAATCTCTTTCGGTTTTTGTTAAAACATCAACGACTTTAAAAGTTTCATTTCTATCTTTTTCTAATTGCTCATAAAATCTATCTGGCACTCTTATGCTAAAATTTAATCTTGTATATTTAGTAATATCTTTTTTAGCATTTATGAATTTTAAAATATCCGGGTGATAAATATTTATCATCGCCATTCCGGCACCTCGTCTTACTCCACCTTGCTGAACTCCATCTAAAATAGAATTAAGAATTCCGATAAAACTTAAAGGACCGCCAGACTCTCTACCTGTACTTTTTACTATTTCATCACTTGCTCTTATATTATCCCACATATATCCAACACCACCGGCCATCTTAGTCACCTGAGCAGCTTCTTTCATAGAATCCATAATAGAATCCATATCATCTTCAATGCCCATAGTAAAACAACTACTTAATGAACCTACACGAGCCCCATCTGTTTTTGCAATATCTTTCCAGCTTTTTTCATTTTCTAAAAAATATCGTTCTTTTAATATTTTATTTATCTGCTGTTCTGTTGGCACTTTTTATTTTCTCCTTTTCAAATGGTCTGGTAAATATTCCTTGTTCTATATCTCTATCATAATTCCCAGTAGCATCTGGGTGGTGCTCAAATAAATAACCTGATTTTAGCAATAATTCATATTCTTCTTTATTTAACGTTATCAACATAATTATTATCTTCTTTCGTTTTTTAATTTATTTTTTTAATTAATCATCATTATTAAATATTTTAAATAAAAAATAACCAAAATATCCAAGAAATGCGAATAAAGAAATTGGACCTAGAAAATACAAAACCAACGAAGTATAAAAATTAAGCTCCGGTAGTCTTAAATAATAATTACCAGCAATTAAGCAATTAATTAAAAGAACACTAAAGACACCAGTTAAAACCCAAAATAAAATCCCAAATAAAAATAGCATATTTTTATTACCCTTTCATATAAAATTTGGAACAAGAAAAATTCTTGTTCCAAATAGATTAATAAAAAAATTATCTTCCTCTTCTGGCCGGTCTAGTTTCTTGACTTCTAGGTCCTGTTCCTCGTCTAGGAGCAGGGTTCCCGCCTTTTTGTCCTGTTTTAGGTCCAGCACCTCTTGGTCCTGTTTTATCACCTCTTGGCATATTAATCTCCTTTTTTTATTTTTATAATAATGATACAAGTTCCATAATACAAGCGGATAAATTTATTTCTGGATCGATTACATTACTGTGTCTTTGCATATAATCAGCAATAGTGATTAATGAATTAGCAAAAGCAGATTTTGGAATAATCGGCAAATAATTATCAAAAAGCAATCTATAAACATCTTCAATATTTACAGAATTTTCAATAATATATCGTCGAGCACCATTAAAATCTTTATTTAAAATCAGCTTATAAAAAGAATCATCTAATTTAGAGAATTTCAAAATATCCTTATTAATTACATAATCATTTTGATTAGCAAACATCTGAAGCAGACCATACATTTTCCTAATATCTGGAACATACTTTATTATAAAGCTAACCAAAGTATCTTTATCATAAGCTATTTTTTTAGTTTTAAGAATCCCAATTATTTTTTTGGCAGTTCCCATTATCATTTCTTCTCTGATACTTTTATCTGAAAAATTAAAATCAAAAGTTTGACTTCTTGATTTTATAGCATTCAATATTTTAGTCTCTCTATTTGCAGTAAAAATAAATCTGCAATTATTAGAGTATTCTTCCATAAAAGAACGCATAGCATCTTGAAGGTCGTCGGTTGAACCATCGAATTCATCCATTATTATAATTTTATGTTTGCATTTGTAATCATTTAAAAAACTTTGTGTTGTCGCAAATTTTACTAAAGTGTTTCTTAATGTACCAATTCCTCTATCAACTGAAGCATTCACAAATAAATATTCTGCTTTAAGTTCGTTAGTAAGTACCTTAGCTAAAGTACTTTTTCCCGAACCAGAGTGAGAACTTACGAAAATAAGATTAGGAATTTCGCCATCTTTGATATAATTCTCAAAAGCATTTCTATAATTATTTGGTAAAACCATATCTTTAAGTTCAGTTGGTTTAAACTCATCTTGCCATATATAACTCATTTATTCTCCTTTTTAAAAAGAGCTCAAAATAATTTTTTTGAGCTCTTTTTTTATTTACCCTTTAAAACCAGCGAAAAAATCTAAATCATAATCTTTAATATCAGCACTCATTTGAATGAGCATAATATTTTTAGTTGAAAGGCTGACAGTGTAATTTGAGCCAGGCAAATCAAGTAATGTACCAACATTTACCGATTTTGCAAAATCTTCGGGTGTTTCAGAAATATTTTCAAATTCATACTCTAGCTTATCATTTGAAAGCTCATTTTTGAAACTTAATTTAACTTTGCCATCTTTGCTTTGAATATCAATTCTAGGTCTTCCAGATTCGTGGCTCATACCCATAAGCGGGCTAAGCTTTTTAATTTCTGCTAGTGTTTCTGATGGCAGTTTAAAAACTGCTTGAACCTCTTTTAATTTAACATCAGTTTCAATCATATCAATTATATCATAAGAACCCAATGTGTAATTAATCTCAACACTTCCGGATTTTATTGTAGCGATATTTGTGTCATCAATATAAATATCTGGCTCATCTTTAAGAACTTCAATAATATCATAAAACTCTTTAAAATCATTAAAAGCTATTTTATGTTCGCCTGCATCGAAGAATTTCTTATCAGTAACCAATCTAAAACTCATCCCAGAATTCTTATGAAAAATTACATTCTTTTTTCCTTTATTCTGAATGGCTATCATCTCTGCTATATGGGAACATTGTTTTAAGACTTTGAAAAACTTCTTATCATATTCAATCTTCATTTTATCTCCTTTAAAATTATAGTTTTAAAAGGGGTAAGATATTTCTTACCCCTAAATTAAATTAATCGTCTAGTGAAGCTCTCATTTTAGCCATAAAATCTTCATCAACATCAGCAGAGTCATCAGCAGAATCCATAATTTTTGCAACATTAGCAGAAGCAGGTTCTTTTATTTCATCTGGCTCTTCTTGTGGTCTCCCTGATATTGTATTTCCATTAACTTCTTCAAATTTAGCTTTTAAAGTATCATAATCCTTAAATTTAGATTCATCAATAAATCCTGCTAAATTAAAAAGTTTTGCATCAACATCATCAATTACTTTTTCAGGTAGTGGAGCTGGAGCCTGGAAATTTGAATTATCATAACTGAAATAATTAATAACTTTTCCGCTTGAATTTTCAAAACTATCTGGTGCACCAATTAAATTCAAATCAGCACCTTCCTCATAGTCATATACCAAGCAGCTCTCTTCAAGTGAATCCTCGGCTGGGTGTATTTTACTCTGAATCTTTTTAAGTAGTTTAGGTGTAAACTTGAATAGAAAAACCTTTCCATTATTCTCAGGAACAACTGGGTCTTTAACTACAAGAATATTACAATAATGTTTAATTGATTTTTTTCTATCTCTATACTTTTGTTTATCTCCATTATCCCAAGTTGCTCTTTGAGTATCACAAACCGGACAAGGTTTATCAATTGTAGTAGGACAGAGTTCTGCATAAAGTCCATTCTCATCAAAATAATGAGAATTCACAGTAACGATTGGCAACGGCATATCAGGTGCTGGAAGCAATCTGATTCTAACTGAAATTTCACCTGCACTATTTTTAGACGGAACAAAAAATCGTTCATCTATTTTCTTCTCTTCTTTTTTGCTCTCAAACGCCTTAAGAGCTGCTTTTTTATTAATGATTCCGCGTCTTGCCATATTTAATCTCCTTTTAAAATATGATTATTAATTTTTATTGTTTTTAAGAATCTTATATAATCTTCATTAAGTTTCTGTTTTTTTGTTGCTATTTTTAATGTTTCATAAAATGCACAAGCAACTGAATTATCAATATGCTTTGCTTTTATTAATTCGAAAATAAGTGATGTGCCATTTTCATTAATACTAAAATATAATTTCTTTTCTATTCCTCCATTTTCAACTATGTTTTTAAATTTTCTTATATTAAATATATAATTTTTTTCAGAATATTGAAAGGCTTTTTTCTTTATTTTTTCAGTAAATTCTGAGGAATAATTATATTTTTTATAAAATGAATTATTATCAAAATAATAATCTGAAGCAAACAAAGCTAAATCTCTTAATTTATAGTGATTGCTCTGAATATCGTTATAAACATTTTTAGAAAAAGTCTGAATATAAGGATAAAGTATTTTCCACTTTTTCTCTGCAGTTTCTCGTCTAATTCTATTTATGTAAATTTCTTGCTTTTCTTTTTTTAATCCTAAATATCTCTCAACATTATTTAAAATAGGAAAAACATAAATATAGCTTGAGCACATAATACACTATCTCTTTTTTAAGAATGCTTAAAAGTTGGAATTTGTTTTGTTAAAGCACTTTTATCAAGAATTAATCTATTATTTATAAGATGATCGTTTATTTTATCTAAATTAGTAGAAACATGTAACAATGTGTTCGCTTTGTTTCTTACTAAATAACGATAAAGAACATCGCCTGGCTTTATCTCGGACTTATCTAAATCATGAACTTCTCTTAAATCATCAATATTATCAACATTAACCCTTTCAAAGTTATTATGTTGATAATCAAATATTTCTTTTACATTTGGCATTTTTTACCTCTCCCTTGTTAAATTATCTTATATTAAATATATAATTTTATTTTCAAAAATGAAACAATTATTTTCACTTTTTTTAAATAAATAATCCCAGTGTGCTATCTTCGTTAAAATTGTAATGATCGGAAATATTATTTGCTATAATCCATTTTATATCTGGATTTAATAGATTTTTTATTTTAATTGGGTCTATTTTATTTTTAATCAACTCTATTAAAACTGAAAAAATATCTATTTTATGATTTTTAAAAGCAAAAAGCAATAATTCATTAAAAAGACCAACTTGTCTTTTTCCAATTTCTGCTATTGAAAATGTATTCATTGCGTCAAATGACAAAGATTTGTATTTTTCATTTGACTCTTTAATATCAAGAAATTTATCATATTCGATTTTTCTCAATATACTCTCCATATCTTCGGTTACCATATTTTCTCCTTTTAGATAAAATCTAAATTAGTTAGTCTTTTTGTTTTCTCTTTTGAATCTTTATTTACAAAATCCTTTACAAAACTAACAGATTCAGAAGTATCTTCATCTAGAGTTTGTAAATTAGGTGCTTCTCCCTCAACCTCACCAACACGATGGGCAATATCACCAATATCTATAAGTTTCATTTTAGCATAATGCATACCAACTTGAAGATACTTATTATTTTCTTTATATCTGTTTTTTATTACAATTAAAGTCATTTTATTTTGAGCAGCTAATTCTGGATCACTAATTGCTCCAACCACTAAATCAGCACCCATCACAATTCCAAAACTTTCAGCAATATCTGCAATACTTAAAATAGTTTTTGCAGTTCCATCTCTATTAGTTTGAACAGCAGACACAATAGGAATATCATTAATTACTCCAATTGCTCTGATTTCTTCTGAAATTACTTTTTGTTCTCTATATGGATTGTCGGCTGAAACTCGTCTTGTGCTTCTTAATAATGACAAATAATCAATATAAATTATATCAGGTTCAAATCCTTTTTTATTTTTAAGCTCCTTTAATAAAGATTTAATGTGATTAGCGTTCACTGTGCTAGGCGGAAATTCCTTTATGAATAAATTTCCATTATTTAAAATATGCTTATTATATTCTCTAACAAATGATTCTCTAGGAATATCTTTCAAATCATCCATCTTAGTATCTAATAAATTTGCGACTATTCTTTGTCCAATCCTGAATTCTGACATTTCTAAACTTATATAAAGAACTTTCTTATTTTCTTTAAGATTACCTGCTGCTTGAGAACACATAATAGCAGATTTACCGACACCTGAAGCTGCCATAAATAATGACAAAGCTTTGGTGTGATACCCTCTATCAATTATTTCATCAAGGGCTTTTATTCCTGTGCTAATTGTATACTCTTCTGAATTGAGAAAATCGTACATTTTATCAGCAGACTCTTCATTTGATAATTCGAAGCCGACAGTGTCGTTAAAATTAAAAGATAGTGCTTCTTCAATTTTACTACCCAAATCGGCTTCGTCATTAATATCAAAATTATCATCTTCCATTCTTGAATATAATTCAGCGACTTCATTCGTCAATAATGACTCTTTGATAAATTGCTCAATAATCAAGAACATAAATTCTTCATTAAATTCTTCTAATTCAAAATTAAGACAAGATGTAAAATAATCAATATGAACTGATTTAGTTAAAGCTAACTTAAAGTCATACGCTGAAGGCGTTTTATTAAACTCTTGAATAAAATTTAAATAATTTTTAACTATATACACAGCTTCAGTTGCATTGAAAAAACTTGCATCTATATAAGGTAAAAGTTTATTTCGTACATTCTTATTAGTGAACATTAATTTTATTATTATTTTTTCAAGAGTTAACGGGTCTCTTTTTATCTCATCTATTTTCATTAAATTTCCTATTAAGCAAAAAGGTCAATAAATCCAAAGTTATCTTCACAGTCTTTTTTAAAATCATAATCATTAAGCTCGCCCTCAGCCACTACCAAAGGCTCGAATCCGTGTGTTTTTCTTTTTAATACAGAATCAATTACAATTGTTTCGTAATTATAATAAGACTCAAGTTCATCAGCGTTTAAAATTACTGTAGCCATAATAAAACTCCTTTTTTAAATTATTCTTGTTCATTTTTATTTTCATCAGTAGTAAACTTTTCTACTAATGCTTCATTTTTTTCTAAAATTTCTTCATCTTTATTTGATAAATCTGTTGGCAATTTATAAAGTGCCTGTATGATTTCTTCCAAATTAGTATGCTCTAAAACAGCAGTCCAAAATTCTTCATCTGAATGTATGTTACTAGTCAAAACAGTCCACTCTTTTTCTTCACCTTCTATTGAGAATTTCCAACCACCAGAGCGACCAACTCTACACTGCTTAATAAATCCGGCTGCTTTCGCAATTTCAAAAAATCCTGAATATTTAAGTATTCCGCCACTTTTTCCATTAATTTCATAATGAACAGTAATTGGAATTTTTGATTTTTCTTTTATAAATCTTGATTTCGCAACATTTATTGTGAAATTATATCCAAGTAAATTATTTTTATTATCCTTCGACATACTTTTTGTAATTATAAAAACTGAATCAGAAGAATACATAATAGAATTACCACCTGAAACAATAGCTTTTGGAAATAAGCTCATATCATTATAAACATGTGCTATCATTACAAAAGGAATTTCAAGCATTTTTATTTTACTTGTCACTATCCTGAGCATTCCTTTAATCTTCTTTGCTCTTTGCATTTCTGCTTTTACTTTTCCATCTTTCGCATCATCAATTTCTTTACGACCTGCTAAATTACCAATTGAGTCTAATAAAATAAAAACTTTAGGTTTTTTTGCTTTTTTAGATTTCTTAAATGCAGCTTTATAATCATCATATAATAGCTCAACCTGTTTTGTTAAATTAATCGTAAGTTCCTCAACATCAACCACGGGTGTATGAATTATTTTATCCATATTTTTCAGTACATACGGAAAATTATGCAAATAATCTTCAGGTAACCCAAATTCAGAATCATAAAATAAACAGACACCATCTGGGTTATCTTTAAAAAATGAATCTAGCATAGTTAGAGCATACAAAGTTTTATAAGTTCTACTTTCGCCTGCCCAAGTCGTTAAACCTGCTTGGTAACCCTTATTGAACTCTCCGCTAAATGCAACATTCAGCATAGGAATTTCTGTTTTAATATTGTAGTTTGAATTTGTTACTACAAAACTCTTATCTAGGGCTTGAGCAAACGGACTGTCGCTATTTTTAATAAGCGTATCTAAAATACTCATTTTTCCTCCTTTTATTAAAATTATTAAATAGTCTTATTTCTTTCTATAATAATATATAATTTTATTTAGAATAATGAAACAATTATTTTCACTTTTTTTTAATCTTTTATTTGAGCTTTTAATGGTGGATTTAAGTGGTTTGATTCAATTTAATGGTAATACTCATTTAATTTCTTTAAGTTGTTTCTACTTATCCAGATTTCATTCTGAGGGCAAATTAGATATGTTTTGTTATGTATTCTTTCTCTATATAACTTTTATCTGCTTTCTTGCGTCCTTTTTTCTTTTTTGGTGCTGAAAATACTTCCTGAACAAATTTAGGAGCGTCGTTTAAATTATATAACCCATTGCGAATTTTAAGTTCAGCTATTCCTAACTCTAAAATAGCAAAAGCATCTATAATATTATCAACTGGGTTGCCGCTTTTTCTATCGACAACTGATGGGAGGAATCTTAAATCAGGTTTATAAGAAGAGATATTTTTATCAAAACCAATTTCCATATTAATTTTATCAGAATTGCCTTTACCGGTAAAATATTTCTTAATACTGGGTACAGAGTATAATCTTATTTTGCTCTCAGAATGATATAGGGCCTGTTTTATAGCACCTGTAGACTCGGCTATGGAAAATACCTGGCCTATTGCTCCAAAGGCATAATCCTCTATAAATGACACTTCTGGAGGGTTTGATTTTAACTCAGCCCAGTCAATAAATATTTTATTCATATACATAATTTTGTTGAACTGTGTATTAAAATCATTCTTATAATAAATTACTTCGACATCACCTTTAGCTTCGAATCTTTTAGAAGTAGTGAAAGTCAGAACTTTCAGATTATTTACTTCAAAATTATCATTTAAATCAGCTTTTATAAATGCTGGGCTAGTTATTGAATTATCAACAGATATTATTCTCATTTTAAAAAATTCCTTTTTTAATGTTAGTCGAGCGGTACAGTTTAATTTATTTTTCTGAGAATTTAAACTAAAGTACTTTAAATTAAAAA